GGGATGTAGCGCTGGTCCACAGTGAAGTGAGGTTGATCCTGAGCACCGTCAAAGGACTCAGGATCAACCTCAGGAAGCCTTTCTGTGACGTAAGCGTTGAGAAAACTTTTTGTGTCCATGGTTCAGAATTGAAGAGCTTACCGCACAGGTACAAAGATAAACACTGGCAAAAATAATAACCAGAGTTGTCATTTCACGCAGCAGCAACATGGAAGGTTACAACAGCATCAGTACCACCTGCTTCAGTCGCAAACCGTGGACGAACCCATTTAACAGGACGACCTGTTACCGAGTAAATAAAATTACCATTGATAGTAATTGTGTTACCACCAATCATTGTTGCGTAATTGGTGCCATCAATACTGCCTTCAAGCTGCACAACAACATTAGTATTGATGTTGCTAACTACAACAATTAAGGTGTAATCAGTTGTAGAAAACAAGTTATTAACTGCAACTTGCAACAGATTGCCCAGTCCTGGAGCAGTTAGGGGAGCACTGATATCAAAAATTGTATCTTGGAAATAGTTAACCATGATTACCCCAGGGTGGACTTAAGCAGCCATTGGAATTTTTTGTGAACACGACCGCGTTCTACTGCTAAGTCTAAGGTGAACTGATCTTGCATTGCTTCTGCTTCTTCTGCTAGCAGATGGAAAGACTCAGCTACTGCATTGTTATTAATGGCAAGCGTCCTAATCATGGCATCTTGATCAAAACAATTCTCAGGCACTGGCGCCAGCATCGAATTGTTAAGATCTTCCACACTCATCGGAGTGCTGATATCTAGAGAACGCAAGTGTTCTGCAATAGTATCTAAACCACCCTGCAATTCTTCGTAGATCTCTTGCGTTAGTTTATGAATGGAATAGAACTTACTGCCCATCAGATTCCAGTGGACAATATAAGTTTGGTTAAGCAGGTGTGAGGTATCCCGCAACAACTGCACTAGATGGCAGTAACAAGTTGTTTTGGGATCCATTTTTCCTTTAGCCATTACTTTTACCATTTAACCTCAAGCTGGAAAAAACTTCTGAGTTTTTGAAAACCATTTACCATCTGCAAATAAAAACTCGGGAGGGCAACCGGTCTCAAGGCGACGTTTAAGTGCATTTCGATCCATCCCAGATATTCTAGCAGCGTCAGATAAACACATCTTTTCTTCGTTATACTCAACAAAAATATTGCTTCTTCTGTTTCTCATTTGCTCATCTATTGTTGCCCAACGAACATTTCCTGGCTCATAGTGCCCTGAATTATTTATACGGTCTAGTGTTGTGTTTTCTGGTCTTATTCCAATCTCATTAATAATTTCTTGTAAATGTTTGAACTTAAACTCAACATCTTTATAGTACCCTCCATGTCCTGTTTTGCACCGATACTGTGCTTTATAAAAACTGTTTCGAGTACGTGCTAAATCTGGATCATTAATTACGCCAGTTCCTTTTCTTGCATTAGGACGACCCTTTGTTGTACAGGAACGACATGTCCATGTTTCATTTTTTCTTCTATATTGATCTAGTCGAATCTTGCTTTCACAACTACACAGTTGACAAGAAACTTCCACAAAACGAGAATTTGCGTTTGCCATGACGGAGAAGCAACCTCCGTATTATACCACTTGGCTTTCTCTACCACTTAACCTTGCTACTCCAGTAACGAGCCGACATTTTATCCGGATTTGGATCTTGCGCGTTATGTCTAGCATAGTATGACCTTTTTCTTGCTTTATCTTTAGCAGTTTTCGGATTTTTTCCTGCACCCTGAACACCCTGTTGACCAAAACGAATGATCTTTTCTTTGCCATCAGAGCAAGCTTTAACAACGTGTGACTTTGTGGGATGGCCTGGAGTGCGTTGCGGTTTATTACATGCCATTCGTTCCTTAGCTAGCCGCTTTGCTTTTGCGTGATCTGCCATGACATCAAACGTAATTAGAGCGACGTTCTTCGCTCAGGATGGTCATATCAGGACGACCTTGAGCAAGGCGTTGCCAAGCTGTTGGCCAGCGCTCGTCTCGTGTTTCCTTGAGATTTTCTTCTGGAGCGGGAAAGTCTTCAGAACGCACATAGCGATCTAAAAAATCTTTACCTGGTTCTGTTGTATCTTCTGGGAACATCATGCGCTTACAACAAAATCGGTAACGTTAAACAGAGAAATCGTTTGTGGTTTCTGTTCTAACCACTGTTTAATTTTACTTTCTCTTTCCTCAGAGTACAATGGATGCCCTTTTTTAAACCAGGCAAAGGGTAAATCTGATGCTTTTGATTTATTACAGGATGTGCAGCAACACGCTAAGTTGTTGCGGGTGTTGTGTCCACCTTTATGTTTAGGAACAATGTGATCAATTGTGGCAGTACGTTCACACAATTGTTTCTCACAGTATGCACACTTCCAATGCCAGGCTTCAAATATTGATTCTCTAAATTTCTTGCGAGCACTTTTAGGAGTTAAAACAATGAGATTAACTAAAAGATCGTTCTCACAATGAAACATGAGCGGTTCATGATTCCTAACATCAGGTTAGGGTGCACAAACCTGTACCGCCTGCTAAACTGCAAAGGTTCGCCCCGGTGGTGGAATTGGCAGACACAACGAGTTTAAGCCTCGTTGCCGAAAGGCGTGCAGGATCGTGGCCTGTCCGGGGTACCACGGGATGTAGTAGAAAAGTATCACACTGCTTTTGGGAAGCAGAGGAGAAGGGGCAGTACCTTCCATCCCGATTAATCAGTTAAACCAATCTCTTCTAAGAACAGATCATTGTCTTGATCTGCTGGATCATAGTCTGCATCTTCCAAAAGTTTTAACAAGAAGTGATGTACACGCTCTGTGACCCAGCGTAGATCTTCATCATTAACATCACAGACAATGGCATTCAAACGGAGTTCACGGGACGGCTCCCGTACATAATCCGCAATCAACTCCAGAGCACGGTACCGTCCCTTTGTGAACTCACCTAGCATCAGTCTGCACCAAGACCGCCAAGAGCTGCTTGCACAGCTTCTGTATCAGCAACATCCTGGCGATCTTTGACCACCGTAAGGATCTCAAGAGCACCTTGCACTTTGAGGTAACCTTCTTTACTGCGCATTAGTTTTTCTTCTGTTGCACGGATGTCATCAGCTAATGCTTTGAGCTGTGCATTTAAACCTGATTCCAATTCAGAAATGATTGAGGACATAACATTGATTGATCTAGGCAAATAATAACTTATTTGAGATCAATCCACCAACCAGTATTGGGCCCATCCACAGTCCAGCGGCGCTTGAACAAGTTGTAGCTGTAGCGCAGGCGTTCACCATTGGTGCTGATGTAGGTACCACTGTAGTTATCAATTTCACCCCAGGGGTCATGGACAACAAAGCGTTGCTTCTCTTCTTCATAGCCAATGACGCAGATCCAGTGGCCGTTACCACTTGGTGCATTAGCAGGACCATGGTGAAGGATGCCAACGGGACAGGGGATACCTTGATCAATCCGTTGCTTGAGATCTTCAATATTGCCGTTCTGCTTGAAGGTAGCTTTGAAGCCTAGTTCTTGTAGGGCTTTGACCTGGACCCAAGCCTCTGTGGTATCTCCAATAGCAAAAACCTTCTTGATGTACTCATTGTCATTAGCAATGCAACCAGGCCGTAGGTACATAGCAGTCATGGCACAACTAGAAGAGAAGCAAGTGCGACTGGCATCCCTGTAGTTATCCCTTTGCGACTGGTAAGGCACCGGTAAAATCAAACCGTCATAGAGCACCTCTGCTTTCTCTACAGGCTTTGCCATGGCGCCAGCAAGGCCGTACCAGTGTTCATCAAAGGCCCACCACACACCAAGTCCCCAGGGCAACAACAACTTGGTATGTTTTGCACGTTTCTCAAGGACCTGAGCACCTTTATATTCCCGATCTTTTTTAATAGGAACACGTTGATTAGGCTTAAGTTCACTGCTGGGAACAGGTTCTTTCTTCAGGAATGTATTGGTAACGCAACGGATGTCAATAGTTTCTGTGGGTTTAAGTTCAGTGCCAGAAGTAAACAGTTCGACTTCTTTTTTGCGTCGTTCAACAAGGCCCGGAAGCACTACACCATCACCCTTAACCCACTTAGGTAACTCTTCTTGTGCAACTTTATTAGGATCTTCTTTGTTATTAAGCCGCTTGCGTAATGTTGATTCCTCTAATGCAGTGAGTCCACAGTTAAATGCAAAGGACACCAAGGCATCAAATTGTTGTTGATTTAAAGGAACAGTAATTAAAAGATCAACCCCTTGCTCAAACTTAACGAGATCGCGCCGCAACATTTTATTAGCACGATCTTCAGTGATCTTCATCCCTGGCGTTACGTCATCTCCTGTGTGTCCGTAACCAACGGTCCATACACCGACAGGACAAAGATAGGATTCAAGACGCAAACCTTCAAAGCTTTTAATGAGGTTTACGCCAGTCTCAGAAATCTTCACAGCAAACTCAATGCTGCGTTTATTTTATCTACTCTGCATTCCTTGAAAGACTGATTAAAGTTGTCAGTACTCCCATCATCACAGTGATGGTTCGTGAATCAACATCTGTACATCCTAAATGAGAAGGATCAATCTTCTCACTTTGATTTGTACCTATGTACTTGGCATACCAAGGCCATACGGTAGGAAGAACATAAAACCGACAAGCACTCCACTGGAGCACAGACACAAGCATGATGGCTGTAGCGCTACCAACAATTGAACGCCATAGCCAGTTTGTCATGGTAAAGAATTAGTGAAGGGGACTTAGATGCCTGCCGCAGTTAAGCGAGCTTCAAGACTTTCGATCTTGGCAACAGCTTCCTGCAGCGCAGCCGTCAGCAGGGGTACCAGCTTGGATTGATCAATACCTTGGTAGACGGGGTTGCCTTCGTCATCGACTGCATCCTTTTCGCCGGTCACGCATTCAGGGACAACCTCAGCGGCTTCATGAGCCAAGAAACCGTCAACCGTCTTGGCCGGATCGGCAATGAAGTTAAAGCGGCTCGGTTTTAGTTGCTGTAGGCGGACGATACCGTCAGAGACAGCTACGACGTTTTCTTTGAGGCGGTAGTCGGAGGAGGTGTTGTATGAAACAGAAGTTCCGTTGCCAGAAATAGTTCCAACTTCTGTATCGTTGTCCCTTTTAAAGGACACAAATCTTGCAGAAAAACCTGAACCAGCTCTTCCACTTCTTAGTAGGAGTACATGATTATCATAGATACTCGTAGCATAAACGGAAAGAGCGCTAGAGCTATGTTGAATGTAGGTTATGGCGTCAGTGCCACTAAACGTTGAAGACGTACCAACTAACAGCCTTCCGTTATTGTCAAGCCTCATCCGCTCCGTTATTGCACCACCAGAGTCAGAGTTTAGGAATTTAATGGTTCCAGCAGTCAGAGCATTTTGTTGACCTGCATTGGCAGTGATTTCTAGCGCTGTATTTCCACCTGCTCCAGTAATAGTGTGGTAATAGGTTGTACCATCACCAAGACGCAGTGTCCCGTTATTGGTTATTCTCATCCGCTCCGTTGAAACCCCCGCCCCATCTGCCGTTGTAGAAAACACAAGGCGGCCTGGCATATCAGCAGCGCCAGGGGTTCCGTCTACAATTGCTTCGATTCGAGCTGCTTGGCGAAGACTGCTTCCATCTGCTCCGTTGAAATAAATAGCTCCTACTTGATCGCCACTTTGGACCACCGTTTGAGAGCCATTGGACGTCCCTCGTGACTTATTGAGTGCCAGATAAGCACCGTTGTCATTGTTGCTATTAAGAGTTTGTGAGATTGAGCTAGCGTTAAAGTCTGTTCCTTCTAGCTGAATATGTGAAGTTACGCCACTCCAGCTACGCGTACTAGACGTCCCCACCAGAAGGCGCCCGGACGAATCAATAAACATTCGCCCTGTACCACCAGTTGCTATTCCAACTTGATCTTCCCCTGGGCTATATAAACCAGTATTGCTATCAAAAGTTAAACTCGGAGATGCTGCTGTACCAGAAGCTAAATCAACTGTTAAGTTACTACTAAGTTTTGCTGTAGTAACTGAACCATCAGCTGGCGTGTTTACATTAAGAGCATCCCCGCATAAAACGCCAAAAAAGCTTAGTCCTGCTGCAGGTGCTGTGGTAAAAGTAATACTATATGTACTTACGGTGTAATCAACATCAGGCTCTTGAATAACTCCGCCAACTGAAATAATTAATTGACTGGCGCTACCAGCAGTTACATAGTAATCGCTAGTTCCTGGTGGAACGGATGTAGTAAAAGTAGTGGTTACGCCGTTAAAACTGCCAGAAATATCAGTTAATTTGCGCCACTGTCCACGAGAAGGAGTGTTGCCGACGTACGCCACGTTTTACTATTTCAAAGCTACTTATATTTTAGTTTACCTTGATTGAGCGTATGTCGGCAAATTGATCATTTATTCCAAGGAACACCTGCAGCCTTAGATGGTGCACGCTGTTCATCCAGTTGATCTAAAAGCGTAGCTTCAATATCGGCACATTTCTCATCACCAAGTTTTTCTTGTACCCAACCAATGACCTGCTGTTCCGTTAAGCTGCTATAAGGAATCAGCTCAGTTTGAGGACGCTCAAAACCAATCGAACCATAAGCACCAGAGTTATAGATGCCATCAGTAGCATCAATAGTGTAGTGAGCAGTATAAACGTAACCATCAGCAGTTTCCCGCTCCAGGTTTGCAATGTGCCAAGTGATGTTAGTTGCCATAAAAAATCAAAACTTCTGTACAAGTATACGGTGTTTTTTACTTTAAAAAGGTGAGTTAACCGTCAATACAACGTCCTGGTTTTTCTCGATACCATTTAGTAATAATGTACTTATTTCCCTGTACTACAGGCAGTGCTTCGTGAAGGACATCAGGGTTTGGCGTGCCATCCATGTAGAGATTGTTCCAGGCTATAGCTGTTCCTTGTACTGGTGTAAAACACTTTCCAAGTAAGGGAAAATCTGTTTGCCCTCCTTTTTCTACCGCATTGAGGTAAACCATTATGGTCCACGTTCTTTGCCCACCAACACGACAGTTTTCTAAATACTCTGGACCATTTGGATCAAACCAATCATTATGTGATTTGAAATATTGGCCTGGATCATAGCGTTGACCTTGGATTGGTTCTGCATAGTCGGGACTAACTCCAAGGGCATAAGAAAAATAATCATCCAATATTTTTGTTAGCTCTGGATTAACATCAGGAAAATGACAGGTTCTACTGGTACGGTAGCTGCTATCTCCAAACGTTACTTCAGAAGGAACCAACAATTGATCAATGCTATCCATAACGAAATAGCATTGATCTTTTGTTAGAAAGTCAGGAATCTCATAGAGCTGAGCTAACGACGTATCGAGTTTCCAAGCTCGTGGTTGTCGAAAAGGATCTGTAAGTGCAACGTTATACCAATCTTTATAGTCCACAACTAAAAGAAAACTGTGGATAGTCTACAAACAAAAACGTCCAGAGCACCTGCGTAAGGCACAGGTACGCTGGACAGAGAAGTGAAGGGGACTACTGCGTATCAGCGGACTAACCACTCTTCAACAGAGTCGCTGATGTCGCGCATCTTGATCCAACGAGAGCCGGTGATCTGACCCTTGCGGATGCGGAGCTTGCCCATCAGGCCGACACAATCCCACTCGGGGCGCTGTTCACGGGGGACGTATTCCTGGTCCGGGTCGAAGTCAGGGCTGAGTTGACGGTCGCCGTTTTCGTCCAGTAGGTAAGAACCGAAATCATCGCGCAGGTACTTGCCGTTCCACTTGTTCCAAGCAGCATCACCAACGACGCTGGGGTTTCCAGAAATTACGCCGATGGGGTCTTCTCCAGCAACGGCTTCACGGATTTTGTCGCCGTCTAGGACAACGCTGATGCCACGGCGGTCTTCTGCGTCAGGGTTATTGTCGGCCCACTCGAAGTATTCAGCGTAGTCAGCACCACCGCCGGTCCATGAGCCGTCGCAAGTTCCGTTGCCTGATCCGTCCAATTTAAACTCAAGGTCGGAAAAAGGGTTTGTTCCATCACCGCTATAAGCGGTCAAAAATTTGTAAGCTGTATTTGCCGCTCTTGCGACACCCAAGGCAAGTACTTGCTCTGCATAACTGCCACTTGTAGCCTGCATTAACCAGACTGGCCGCACTGCTTCCGTTTGTGTAACTTCGTTATAGGCGACTGTTGGTTCCCGGTAGCTTCCTAAATTGCTTAATTTTAGATGGCCTGTCTGCGTAATCCTCATCCGCTCCGTCGGAGAAGACGCCCCGTCGGCGGTTGTGGAAAAGGTCAACCGTCCCGGAACATCACCCGTCCCTGTCGTCCCATCCGTCCATCCGCCAATCTCTGCAATCGGATAGAAGTTTGTGCCGTCATTAGCTAAGAAGTGGAATCTGCCACAAAGGTTTCCTGTAGTTACGAGTGCGTTAGTGCCTGGAGTATTACTGGCAGACATGCCAAGCGCTAAGCTGGCACCGTATTGGCTGCCGGAATAGTTGATAATGCTTAAACCGTTACTCCAAGTGTTTGTGTTATTTTCCAGTTGCAGGGTAGGAGTTACTGCGCCTCCGCCTGAGTAGATATTGGTGCGCGCACTAGACGTACCAACTAACAAACGGCCTGAGGAGTCAATAAATATCCGTCCTGTGCCGTTAGTTGAAATAGCTAATTGATCTGCACCTGGAGAGTAAAATCCAGTATTAGGATCAGTTGTAAAACTAAACGCTGGAGCAGCTGCTGTGCCTAAAGAAACAGATTCAATTTGACCAGCAGAATCAATTCTTAATCGTTCAGAGCCACCGGTTGCAAAAGAAATTTGATTAGCACCTGAATTAAAAATACCGGTATCTAGATCATCATTAAACGTGATGCTAGGAACACTTGCAGTACCTGATGGAAAATTACCACCAGCATCAACATAATCAGCACCAGCAAGAATGACGCCAAAAAAATCAGCGCCAGTAGTTGGAGCAGATGCAAAAACAATATTGCTTCCACTTAAACGAAATCCTTCGCTACCGCTATCATCTGGACGTTGTACAACACCGCCAACAGAAATTAAACATTGTTGAGAATACAACGGAGCAGGAACAGGGGCAACACCATTAACTGTTAATGGAAAGCTGGTAGCTGAGCTATTGAAAGAGCCGCTGATATCGTCAATGTTTCGGTAGACAGGAAATGCTACCTGCAAATCATTGCCTAAGTATGCCACTGTTTTTATTCAGTCAATAATTGTTATTCTACTGGAGTTGTATTAGGGCCGGCAACAGATGGCTCAGCGGGCCACTTAATCTGTTTTGGGTTTAGATTTTTATAAGTTTGAGGAATATCTCTTAGAATTTGCCGGTACCTAGACCACTCACGTTGATCAACAGTTGCTCCTGTGATCATTGTCCAGTCACTATTTTTTAGTAAAAAATTACGTTTTAAACGTGCACCTTCCCAAGTGCTTGGTTGGTCCTCTAATGAATCAGCATAAAAAACAGTTTCTTTTAAAACCAAAAGCTGTTTATTGATTGCTTCTAGTTTTACTTCTAACTCAGACTTTAATGCTTTTAACTCACTAACAAGAGAAAGAAGATCTTGATTAACTGTTAGTCCCATGTTTACGGTGTCTGTTCTAGATAGCTAACAATCATATCTGCAGCAGAACCAGTATCACATCGCGCTTGCAGTTTATCATTAGATTGCATAATGACTTTGTTACCCAGAATTAACTCCAGGGTCGAACCTGCAGGTACTGGCGCGTTACGAATAAGATAAACATCATTCCCAGTACTGCTATCTAAATACACATCTACATTAACGCTGCTCCCTGTTTTATTAGATGCCATGATACTCAATAACACTAAGTTGGCAGTACCTCCAGCTGTAACAACTGTTGCAGTAGGATCAGTAATTGCAGCTGTAACCAAACTGGATTTGGTGTTATTTTTGAAAGTACTTGCCATGTCAACTTAAAGCAACAATAAGAGCAATGTTATCAGTGGTTTCAAATGTGCCGTTAACAGTTAAACTACCGGCAATCGAAACGTTCCCAGTAAAAGTTGCTGTACCCGATGAATCTATTGTAGCTCTAATAACGCCTCCTGTTACCAGGCTTAATTGGTCAGGCCCAGGGCTAATTAAACCAGTATTGGGATCTGTTGCAAATTTAAGTGCGCAACTAGATAAATTGCCAGGAGACAATGCCATGTTGCTTCCATCTTGGCGCAACAAAGGAAAACCCCCTGGCGTGGCACCATCGTGAACAATGCAAATATTTTGCGAAGTATCAACAGTAACTTCAGCAATTGCTCCGGTAAAAGCGGCATTTTCGCCTGTTGTACCGCGTCTGAATTGTACTTGAGTTGCCATAATCTTATCCTAATGCAACTGCAACAGCAATAGCATAATCTTGAGTTGCAGCAATGCCTGTCTCATCAGGTATTGTAAAGGTTCGATCTGTTGTTGCGTTTGCTGCAGTCAAAATAATTTCATGAGCATCAACGCCAGATCCTTCAAATGTAATACCTGCAGCATCCAATACAATGCTATTAGCAGTACCTACTGACTTGATGTAAACAGCATCAGACGTTAAGGATAACAAGCCAGCAATAGTTGTTGCTGTTCCTCCTAAAGCAACAGAGGTTGAACCAAGCGTAAACGAAGAGTTTTGGAGCTGACTGTTTGGAATTGCACTGGTTGCAAACTCTCCTGTACTGCTGTTGTAAGTTAAGCCTGAACCAACAGCAACACTGAAGTGTGCACGTGTTTCGCTAGCAGATGGACCAGTGTATGTAATGACACCACTGCTGTTGTTATATACAAGTGAGCCATCACCACCACTGTCGGTAACACTGATAGCTAAACGAGAACGCGCATTGGTGTAATAAAGATTGGTGTTCTCGGGAACAATACTGGTATCTAAAGTTGTTGCAACAGCTTGGTTACTAACATTGCCAAGAAAAATTCGACCGCTGTTAAGGTTGGGAACTGCATTAGTACGACCTGGACCAAGAACAAGAACGCGACCATTAACAGCAACATCTGTAACCTTGCCCAAGTTTTGGATAAGGTTTCCTTCTCCGCTCGGTGGCGTTGTCGTTAAAGCACCGGGAGTTGTACCAACGTAGAGAGTTTGACCAACTGTATAAGTACTGGTATTAATTTGTTTTGCAATACCAATAGCAACAACACTGCCATTATTGTTATTAGGAATCTGCTCATAGGCCAAACCAATGGCAGGCATTTTGGCAGGATCGCTGGCATCTGCTGGCGCCACAGTGGGACGACTAGAGGCATAGCCTGTGATGTAGACCGGAGTGCCCCGAGGGATGGGTGAGCCACTCTCGTTGCGAACTAACTCAATAATGGTGGCAGCAGGACCAACGTCATAAGCAGGAGAGTTGCCAAGAGCAACAGCTGTTGTAACACCAAATGCATCAATAATATTGATAACACTATTGGTTAATGAGGAATTTGGAATGTTTGCTAAAGAGTATTGACCTGTGCTGCTGTTATACGTAATACCTGTTGCTGTAGATGCACTAAACAATCCACGAACAACAGAATCTGTAACCTGTGTAAAAGTAAAGGCGCCAGTAGTTGAGTTATAAGTTAAACTTCCAAGTCCCGTATTTGGTGCAGGACTAGTTGTTGATAACGAGATTGATCCACGTGCACGGGTATCTGTGTAGTAAAGATTAGTACCTTCTGTAAGATCAGTTGTAGTATTTCCTGCTAGATCAACTTTATCTGTTGGAGTATTAACCTCCTGGAATAAGCCATTGACCAGAGTTATTGGTTTGCGCGTTGCCATTTTAACTTAGTAAAATAGGAGGTTCTAATTGAATTGTTAATTCACTGGTTGATGCTGCTTCTCCAACACGCACAACATACTGACCAGCAGTAGATGGAGGTGTTGTTGTGATTGCTCCAGCACTAGCAGCCGATAAGAAGTAATGATCTCCAGCATCTAACCCTGTCATTGCTTCTATGCCAGTTACTAAAACTTTAACAACTTCTCCTGCTCCTTTGCTTGTATCAGCAAAACCAACAACATATGCTTGATCTAAAGTTCCGTTGGCAACAGCTTTTCCTACTAAACCATCGCTGGCACGCATGTATAAAGCTTCTCCCTGAGAAACTGCTTCAAACGTAGTAGCGTTAAATCCTAAACGAAAAGGAGTGAAGGTAGGAAACCCATCTTTTAAATCAATTAATGCATCAACTAAACCACGGTAGTTGGGTGCATATGGTGCGCGGGTCATCGTAAAACCATTGCCCTGCATTAAATCAACAAGAACTGCTAAGGCACCTTCAATGTTGGGTTCGTATCCGGTTGCCACACTTTTGTTGAGCTTTAGATTTATTCTAAATCGTTTAATCTGTTACTTTGTTAAATCCTTTAGAATAACTAGAGAAGACCATATGTAAATGACACCTGAGGTAATTCTTGCAGCCATTACCGCAGGGCTGGCGGCATTTACTGGTTTATCCAAATCTTTATCAACCTTTAATGAGCGGATTAATGCCAGGTTTGAAAAAATTGAAAATAATTATGATCGTTTAGAGAACACAATCATTAGAGATTATGTTCTCAAGCAAGACTTTCTCAGAGAGATGCAAGCTGTTCATCAAAAACTTGACCGGATCTGGGACCACATGATGAATCACAAGATTTAAACATTGTCCCAGTTAGCCGTTGTGCCGTTGTAAATATATAAACCTGGAGCAGATTTATCGTAGTGCAGCTGCCCATCAACTGGATTGCTTGGAAAACCACTGGCTGATGTAGATGCTACGGCTTTAGGCAGCTGCCAGGTACTACCGTCATACACTTTAAAGATTTGCGTGCTTGTTGTATCTAACCAACTTTCTCCTTTTGAAAGAAGAGTGTAACCAGTAGGTACAGCATTAGGAGCAGCACTGCCAACATGGATTGGTCCTACCTTAATAAGGTTAGGTGTTCCAGCATTGTCACGAAAATACAGTCCAGGCTCTGTACTATTGAAATTAAGAGCTAGTTCTGCATCTCCTAAGCGACTGGGAAACACCCTATCATAAAGAAGACTAGAACGTAAACGTAGGATTTGAACTGCCATGTTTAGTTATTCAGATAAATGCCGCAATCAATTTGAGTAAAAGGAGGTGTTACTGGAACACCATTAATATATGTACCGCAGTCTAAAACATCTGGAGTCCGTGTTCCTGTAGTTGGATTGTAGTCCAGCGGTGTCCCATTAAGATAAGTACCGCAATCAATTTCACCAAAACGGAAATCAGAATTGTAATCTGTCAACGGTTGATCAAGCATACCAAACTTGGCAGTCTTGATTAAATCCATATCAATGTTGAGCATCTTTTGCATAACTGTCAACATTGTATTGGTTACATTCAAGGGGGTTCCTGTAAAACTAAACCGATCACTATTGACATCATTGGGATTGTATTGCGCATTACGTCGAATATTATCGGTTACAAGTTGCGTTACTAGATTGGGATCATAGTTGCCGACTTGTGTGGGTTGGTTACG